CTTTAGTAAGAGGTTGTTTATTTAAATCTCTATCTCTACCAAAGCCGCCTGTAATAGCCATAATCTCTCTTTCTTTTTCTGACTTACCATACTTAACAATAAGATCACAAATCCTTGGTGGTATTGCAGATTCAAAGTACCAATAGTAATTAGATATATTCATAATTAATTGTTAAAATTATATTTAACCCAGTAGAAGTATTAGGTGAGAAAGAATATTTATTAGTAGCTGGAAACATTATAAAGTGATTGTCTTTTATAGGTATGTGCCAAGTTCTATTTTTTCTTCTGTTATCATCATATTCAATAATACATTCTGAAGAACCTTCTTTAACATCAACACCATAAATAAGAGTGTAGTCTGGTGAGTTTCTTAAATCAACAGGCTCAACTTGACCTCTTGTCCAAGATTTTTCTTTAGGTTGCATAACATTACCGTGCACATTTTTTTGCACTAAAGTTCTACCATACTCAACTCTCCAATGATCTCTCACATAATCTTGCATCCATTGTAAAGGTTGAGAAAAAGGTACAACATAATCATCAAAAGCATAAGCTTGTGAATTAGTGTTAATCCTATTTTTCTTTACGTAAGATTCTATGATGTCGTTTCTTATTTTATCACGATCAATATCAAAGCCTTTAGGCATTTGAATTTCACCTGTATAAAGATCAACTTCTGTTAATACTTTCTTTTGCATACCTATCTAGTATGTAATTAACTCTAATTAAAATGTCAAGTGAATTAAGCTAATCTATCAATAAGATCCCAAGCGCCACTAGACTCATTCCATTCATACTGCCAACTATTAGTAGCTGGTGTATTTTCATCAACTGGTGTATTTTGTGCTTGTTGTTCAGCTGTTAATGCTGGTGCATCACCAACTGGTGATTGCCATCTAGCTTCTGCCACATTTAGAACCCAACTAGCATAAGGTTTTTTAGGTAAGAACAAATCATTGTCCTCATCATAAGTATAACCTATACCTGCGTAGTTACCTCTTAAAGGTGTTCCGCCATTTCTGTGTTGTCCGCCTTGTGTATTGTAAGATGTTTTTTTCCAAAGAGGCCAGCTGTGGATTCTTTCCAAAAACTGTCTTCCTACTTCTTCATCTTCGATACCATCAGCATTTTGACAATCAGTATCAGCTACAACGTGAACCGCTATAACTTTATTGTTTGCTCCTAATTTTGCATAATGTGCCATAATGTTTCTCCTTATATATTATTTTTTAATTTATTTCAACTATTGAAATTTATATCTTATTATTACTATACCTGATCCACCAGCTGAACCATCGCCATTAACAGGAGCTGAAGTGGTTCCGCCTGACCCACCTCCACCACCTCCACCAGTGTTTGCTGCACCTATATTTGCTGGACCTGAATTAGCAGTAAGGGGTTGACCATCACCACCACCACCTATTCCACCTGACGCAGGACTTGGAGCACCATAAATAGTAGCTCCACCAGCTCCACCACCACCGTAATATTGTGAAGGTCCTGGACCTGCTTCACCAGATGCAGGATTAATTAAAGTACCTGCTCCAGCACCACCAGCTCCAGATGTACTTGGAGTTCCATCAGCACCAGCAGCAGTAGCACCACCTCCTCCACCTGATGCAGCGGCACCTGGACCATACGTTCCACCATCACCTCCATTACTCCCTTGTGGAGGACTTACAGGAGGCGTATTACCAGCACCTCCAGGTGTCGTTCCAGGGTTAGGAGTATATGTTCCTCCTCCACCTGATCCACCTGCATTTGCGCAGTTAGTAAGACTTTGTGTTGATCCTTTTCCACCACCAGCTGATGTAATAGTTGAAAATGTTGAAGGAGCGCCAGCTGTGTTAGCTCCTTGACAAACAGGTGTTGCGCCAACTCCACCTCCTCCTACTGTAATTGGAAAAGTTGTTGCTGTAACTGTAATTGGTCCTGCACCTTCTAAAGGACTAGCCGTATAAGGAGTAATTGGAGATTTATCTTCTCTAAATCCACCAGCTCCTGCACCACCGCCGTGTGTTGCTCCACCTCCACCTCCACCACCTACTACTAAATAAGAAACTTGATTATTTGCTGAACACGTAGCTACCTTTGAAACTGTAAAAGTTGAAGACCCAGTAAAAGTATGAATTTTATCATTTCCACAAGTAGTAATTGTACCACCTGTTGCTACCAAAAATGGATTTGCTGTTTCTGTATCTTCTGAATTTTGAACATTAATCCATCCTTCTGTACCATCAACATAAACTAAAGTTAATGCTTGACCTTCTACATTTAAAATTAAATCAGCCGCTACTCCACCTATTTTTTCAGATCCATTGGGTGATATTGTTAAATTATTTGTTTGAAAAGTTCTTGTGTAATCTGCAACTGCAACTATTGCTCCTGCACTTCCTGCTGGAAGATTCATTGTAAATGCACCGCCACTAGTATTAGCAAAATAACCTTCGCCATTGACTGCTGTAAATGTTGCAGTTTTTGGTGTTGTTTGCCAATTAACAGAACCAGATCTACCAAATCCAGTTTGAGTAGCACCACAAGCTAAAGTTACTGTTGTGCCTGACTCACCTAATGTAAGTGTGCTGCCTGTTCTTTTTGTTACTGTGTTTACTTTAATTGTACTCATAATTTATCCTATTGAAATTTGTATCTTATTACTACTATACCTGATCCTCCAGCTCCAGCACAAGGACCTGTTCTTCCACCAGCACCTCCACCTGTATTTGCAGTTCCTGCTGTTCCTCCTGCTATATTACTTGAACCATTCCATATACCTCCATCTCCACCACCACCAACTCCTCCTGCAATTGGAGTTGCAGGTGCAGCTGGAGAATAATGACTTCCACCTCCACCTCCAGCAAAATATCTTAATGAACCATCGGGTCCTGGAGTTCCAACTGGAGAAGGGGAATTTGGATGAATACTAGTTCCAACGCCAGCTCCTCCAGCTCCACCTATTCCTGCTGAATTAGGTGCAGGGGGTGCAGTTGAAGATGCTCCTGCTGTTCCAGCACCACCACCACCTCCAGATCCAGTTTGATCAAAGCCTGCTGCGCCTCCTCCAGGATTACCTTGAGGGGGTGATACAGGAGGTGTATTACCTGCTCCACCTGATGCTGGTCTTTGAGGTGCGGGCAATGCCGCTCCTTGAGTTCCACCTCCACCAGAGCCACCTGCAGCACCACTAGAACTTGCATTATTTGGATTTGGTCCACCTGCTCCGCCACCACCAGCTGATGTAATACTTGAAAAAACTGAAGGACTCCCATTGTTACTTGCTGCTGCTCCACCAGCACCTATTGTGATTGGAAAAGTAGTTGCTGTTACTGTTAAACCTGAACAAGCTGCCGCTAATGGACTAGCCGTGTAAGAATCTTTTGGTGTATCTTTTCCTTCTCTAAAACCACCTGCTCCGCCAGCAGCAGTGTTTGCACCGCCACCACCTGCAACAACCATATATGAAACTTTATCTCCACCTCCTGCTGCGTTTCCAACAGACGACACTGCAAAACAACCACTAGCAGTAAACGTATGAATTTTAAAATTTCCACAAGTTGTAATAGTTCCTCCAGTTGCTGACGTAAAAGAGGCGCCTGTTACATCTGATGTTGAGTCATGAATGTCTTGCCAACCCTTTGTACCATCAACGTAAATTAAAGTTACTGATTGAGATTCAGTATTTAAAGTTGCATTACTACAATTACCATTAATTTTTGATCCATTTCTACATAATGTTACATTGTTAGTGTCCCAAGTGTTTGCATAGTCTTTAAGTGCAATGATATCACCTGCTGAAGGTGAAGAAGGTAAAGTTACTGTAATTCCACCTGATGTAGTATTAACAAAAAACCCATCACCTGACACAGCAGTAAACGGAGATGTTTTAGCTGTAGTACACCAGTCAACGGTCCCTGTTCTACCGAAACCTGTCTGTGTTGCACCTGATGCTAAAGCAACAGAAGCTCCACAAGAACCTATTGTAATTGTTGATCCACATTTTTTAATGATGTTAGAATCGTCTGAAACTTTTTGTATGTTATCTGTTTTAATTATACTTGCCATAATTTACCTATTGAAATTTATATCTTATTATTACTATTCCTGATCCACCATCTCCGCCAGCACCTGATCCAGGTCCACCAATACCTCCACCGCCACCACCACCGCCAGTATTAGCTGTGCCTGCAGTTGCTGTACCTGGTCCTCCTGGTCCTGGTCCTGCTCCACCAGCACCACCTCCTGCTGATGCAGTTCCTCCAGCTACAGCATTTGAACCTCCACCTCCACCACCACCTGCTCTTGCAGTTGGTGTTGCATTAATACTTGAAGTTGCTCCAGCACCCCCTGCACCAGCTGCTGGTGCTGATCCATTTCCCCCTACTGCAGTTGAACCACCGCCACCACCTTGACCTTCTGGTCCAGTTGTTCCTCCATCATTACCTTGAGGAGGAGATACTGGTGGTGTATTTCCTGAACCAACGCCTGGTACACCACTTGTTCCGCCGCCAGATCCGCCATCAACACCACTTACATTTTTACCTCCACCACCACCACCGGCAGATGTTATTGTTGAAAAAGTTGATACGCTTCCTGCAGCACCTGTTGATGGACTAGAAGATGGTCCTGCTGCTCCACCTCCACCTACTGTAATTGAATATGGTCCTGGAGATAATTCTATGCCTGTTGTTGCAGCTATAGGACTTGCTGTATAAGAATCTGGATTTGAAGGAGTATTTGCTTTACCTTCTCTAAAACCTCCTGCACCGCCACCTCCTCCTCCTGTAGCTCCTCCAGCTCCGCCAGCAATTACCATATAAGAAACAACAGCTTTTGGTCCTCCTCCTGCTGAAACACAAAAAGTTCCATCAGATGTAAATGTGTGAACTTTATAATTTGTACAAACTGTAGTTATAGTTCCACCTGTTGCTGTAATAAAATCTGCACCACTTACATTAGAAGTTGAATCTTGAATATCTTGCCAACCTTTAGTTCCATCTACATAAATTAAAGTAACTGATTGAGATTCTGTATTTAAAGTTCCACAACCACATACACCATTAATTTTTGAACCATTTCTACCAATGGTTACAGCATTTGTATCCCAAGTATTTGCATAATCTTTTAATGAAACTATATCTCCTGCTGATGGTGAACTTGGAAGTGTAACTGTTATCGCTCCCCCAGTAGTATTTATAAAATAACCATTTCCTGACACAACTGTTAAAGGACTTGTTTTAGCTGTTGTACACCAATCTACAGTTCCAGTACGACCAAAACCTGATTGAGATGCACCGCTTGCAAGTGTTACAGTTTTACCTGAACTACCTAAAGTAAGTGTAGATCCGCATTGTGTATCAACTTGATTTACGTTTATTTTACTCATTAAACTATTACTAACGTCCCTGTTACTGTGATTGTTGCAGGAATGGTAACTGGTCCTGCTAGAACGCCATTCTCAACAGTTTGTACACCATCAATCGTTGCCGCTTGATTTAATATAAATTCATTGGGAGCGAATTGCCCTCCAACATATTGGATTCCATTTACTATTGCAGTCATAATTCCTCCTTACGAACTAATTGTGTCAATGTATGAAGTAACTACATCTAAACTTGATGCTGTGTCACTCACTGCTTCTAATACATCGCCACTTTTTAAAACAATCTTCGCGCCACCTTGAATTAATTCAATAGCAGAATTTGGTGGAATGTTAACTCCTTTTGCTAAAAAGAAATCATTTCCTCCATTTGCAATTTTAACATCTACAAGAATAGATGTTGAAACTACATTACAACATCTAATTCCAATAACTGCATCGTAGTTGCCTGCAGTTAATAGAGCTGTGTCTACTGTTCCAATTTGTCTTTGAAGATCATTTCTAAAATCTTGTGCCATATTTTTTTCCTTATAATGCCACCGCCATTGCTAAAGCAAAACCTGCGCTTGCTGCTCCGACTGGTGTTCCTGTTGCGTCTAAATAGACAGATTTGCTAGCTGGTAATGTACAGAATACATCTTTAGTGCCTGCAGAAAAATTTACTGCTGCATCTGAATTAGAACTGGAGATAACTGTAGTTCTAGTTAGATTTGCACTTGTTCCGTCTAGTGTACCTAGACCAACTTCAAATTCATTTGTTCCTTGATTAAATATACAATAGTAAGTCGTATTGTTATTTCCAATACCTTGTGCAAAAGTTTCAAAACCAGTTGCTGCTGCTCCAAGTGCCATCGCACCTGTACCAGTAGTTGTACTTGTTACTTTTACTCTATCATTTATTACTAACGCCATTTAATCTCCTTATGATGTTATACTTATAATCGCATTACTTGGTGTAGACGGATCAGGGAACGAAATAGTGAAGTCACCATTTGTCGCTGTCTTGTCACCACCAAAATCCAATACCACAACTAATTTATTTGAAGACGTTGTATTATAAATAGCTGCGAACGCTGCAGTAAAAGTAGCGCTAGAAAAAGTTGTATCAGTAAAATCAATTGCAGTTGTTGCTGTTGTTGCAGTTACTGTTTGACCTGTTAACGTATTTCCACCAGAAGGATAGTTAGAACCACCTCCTGAACTTACTTCACTTGTTGCAGTAAAAACTGTGCTTGATGTTGTGTATGGATTAGCTGTATATAACGCTATCTTAAAAGTATTTCCACCAGATGCAAAGTTATGCGTTCCTGATGCGAGTTCACCTTTAAATGCGAATGGTACAATATTTGCCATGTGTTATCTCCTTATTTATTACTTGATGG